TGCTATGCCCGTGAGAAGGTTCTCCCACGCCGCCTTCATGGAAGCGATAGAGCCCGATATGGTCGTAGCCGCTTCCTTTGCCGTCGTGCCCGTTATGCCCATCTTGTCCTGTATCACGCCGATAGCATCTATAATGTCCGCATAGCTTGATACATCGTATTTTATGCCGCTTATCGCCTGAGCATCAGTGAGAAGCCGCTCCATCTCTTCCTTAGTGCCACCGTAACCCAGCTTGAGGTTGTCAAGCATGGTGTAATTCTGCTTTGCAAAGCCCTGATATGCATTCTGTATCGAGGCTATGTCCGAGCCCATCTTGTTGGCATTGTCGGACATGTCCGTGATAGCCCTGTCAGCCTTTTCCGCCGCCGCTGCCGTGTCACCGTCAAGCGACTGTATGAGCGATGCCGAGAAGCCCGTCACCGTCTCCATGTATTCGTTGGCACTCATGCCCACGGTAGAGAATGCCTGCGCTGCGTTCTGCCTGATGGTGTCGGATGCATCTCCGAACAGTGTCTCTACACCGCCTACAAGCTGCTCAAAGTCCGCATACGCCTGTATGCACTGCTTCGATATGTCCGCAAGGAAGTCAACACCCTTTGCCAGAGCGAGCGCACCGACTATCTTCTTGATGCTGTCGGCGACCTTGTCGCCCATCTCTACCGCACTTTGCCCTGTTTCCTCTATCTTCTTTTTCGCATCATCGTTCTCCGCGTTGATGTTAAAGGTAACCTCTCCGCCGTTCAAGTCATGTCACCTCCCCCGCCTGTTTCCTTGCTTTATCAAAACGCTTTTTCAGCCTTATCTTCATAGCGTTGTCACGCTCTTCTGCGCTTGCATACTTCGGCTCACGCTGTGCCCTGAGCGCATATATCCTTTTCAGCTTTGCTATCCTGCCTCTGTCATACTTCGGTACATCCTGCATCTTCGTAGCCCTCACGCTCAGCACCTGCTTGAGCCTGCACTCATCGGGCAGACCCTTGAACAGTGCACAGAAGTCCACCCAGTGAAGCTTTACCGTGTTGAGGTCGATGCCGTACACCGCAAGGAACGCCGCATAGAACAGAGCCTCATCCTCGGCAAAGTCGAACACGGGCTCATGCTCGCCCGCTCCCTCGCTCTCCCCGGAACGTCCGGGTGCGATCCCGTCAAGGTAGAAGTCGAGCATCGCCCTGACAGCTCCGTCAGGCGTTACGCCGTCGGGCAGTCCCGCAAAGTAGAACTCATTGAGAAGCTGATGCGATGCGCCCTCACTGTACAGCCTGCACATCAGCCTGAAATCGGGGTCAATGGGTACCTTCACCCCGCCTATAACGATGGTGCGCTTCTTTTCCTCAAACATATCCGATAAAAGGGCACAGCCTTTTGATCTGTGCCCTTTCCTCCTTCACCTGATGTGTTGGTTATGACCATGTATAAGATTCGGGAGCAGCACCGCTCTTCTCAAGTGTGCCGCTTACTGCGAGGTTCTCCTCTGCATTGCCTGAGCCGTCGGTAGAGAGCGAGAGGGTCGCTGTGCCCTTTTCACCCTTGCCGGTGAGCATGTTGAAGTAAACATAGTTTACGATAGCCGCCTGACCGGTCGCGTACTTGATGCTCTCCGCATAGTCCTGGAACTCATCGCCGCAGTATCTGTCCACCTCAAATGCGATCGTTCTCTGATTGCCTGTCTTGGTGGTAGACTTGCCCGCTCTGATGTATGCGCTCTGCTTGGTCTCGGGATTGAGTGAAGCCGTAACGGACTTTGCACCCATCTGAACGACTGCGTAGTTGGCAACAGTCGCATCCTGAGCCGCAGACACGTCAACAGCAAGCACCATGTCATCCGCAGTGACAAAGCCCTCGAAGGTCGCGCTCGGCGTTACGCCTGTCATAAGTTCGGAAAGAAGCATGTTCATCCTCCTTTGTTCATTATCCCCCGCACCGAGATGCGGGCTGAGTATATCCATGATTTATTATCGTGTACGATGGGCACGGGCAGAGTATCTATGCGTATCCGGGGCCGTGCAAAGCCTTCCACGGTGATGGATGCATTCCTGAGTACGGAGCATATGCCCGCCAGCTTCGATACAAGAGCCCTCTGCTCCGTATCCTTGCCCGCTCCCGTGAGGTTGAACTGCACAGCAATATCCCTGCGGCCGTCGAAGTATACGTTGTAGGTCTCAACGCCCGAAAAAACTATAGCCGTTTTCCCGATACCATCGCACACGCCGATGTTGTCGATATTGCCTGCCTCCCGCACAGCCTCCGCGAGAGAAGTGTATATATCATCCGCCATAGTTTATCACCGCTTTTTCAAACACTTTCTTCCACATATCCCGTTTGGTCTCGGCAGCCCTCTTTGCCCATTCGGGGCAGGCGTTCGGGTTGCGGTCGTGACGTGTGCCCGGGAATGTGTACTGATACTCTGCGTATGGTGTCACCCATCTGAGTATGCCCTTTTCGGGCTCTGAATGTATCAGGGATGAGTTGATGAGCGTCGATGTATCCTGCTTGCACAGATAGTTGCAGTCCTTGAGAGCCTGCTCGGATGCGGCAAATATGCCGAACTCCGTCGCCTTGTCAAAGACCTTCATGTCTGCGAGCTTTACATCTACCTTTATCTCCATATCCTCACCGCCTATGTGAGATCACATTCCATGTGGTCGTATGTGAAGCCGTACAGCTTCCTGACCGTCTGCACGGTGTATGTCACACCGTCAAAAGTTATGCGGTCACCCTCGTTGATATCCGCATCATTGGCAAAGAGCCGCGCACGGATCATCGGCATGTCTGCCGTGAGCCCCCATGTGCGCCCTGTCTGAGGTTCTATCCTCGTATGCGGTATTGATACGCTTGAGGATGTTACCCCGCCCCATTCGTCCGCCACGGTCTCGCGTATGCGTGTGACGGTATGCGGCAGCAGATATTCAGGTATCATTATATCAACTCCCTGCCGGGTGCGCTCATTGCCACGCCTCTGCACATAAGCCCCGCACTCTCAAGGTAACCCTGAGAGAGAGCACACGCTGCTGTGCTTGTCAGTGCTTCCGTTCCGGACACACCGCTCATCGAGAACGACCCGATAGTAAACGATGCGCCCGAGGAAGCCGCAGACCATGAAGCCGTGCCGCCCGCATTGCCGATGTATTCAGCCTGCGCACATACGGCCTTCATGTAGTGCTCCGTCTGATAGGAGCCCTGAGGCTCACAGGATATGATGTTGTCTATCACATCCTGCGCCCGCTGCAGAATGGTGGCGATATCATCGAATGCCGCGCCGTGATATGTGTTGTTGTAATACTCGACAGTCACAGTCACAGCCATGCTATCACCCCTTATCAGGATGTATATGTGTGAGCGTAGATGCCCGATACCTTATTGTCGTATACCTCGGTGATACCGTAGGATCTGTAGCCGTACTTCCATGCATCGCCCGTCTGGTTGAGCTCGGGGGTGATGATCTTGGATACAACGTGCTTGCTGTATGCGAGCACTGCGGACTTGGACACGATGAGGAAGTTGAGGTTCTTGCCTGCTGCTACGGGAGGCACTGCCTCAGCGTCTGCCTCTCTCTTGATGTAGCCGCCTGCCTCTTCGCCGGATGTGGTACCGTCGAGAAGGGTGATGCCGCTGTAGAAACGTGTCTGAGGTACGGTGATAACGCCCGCAAAACGAGAGAGTACCATCTTGGACTTGGTGGTGTCCATGTCTTCGATAAGACCGTAGAGAGTAGGTGTGATGAACAGATATCTGTCGTTCATGTCTGCCTCTGCCTCATCGAGAGTGTCGGTACCAACACGGAGAGCAGCGATCACGTTCGCGCCGGTGGTGAGTGCTGCGGATGCAGTGCCAATACCGCTGTGCTCAGCGAGCTGTGCGAAACGGAATGCATCGAGCTCGGGGATCACTCTTGTGCGGACAAACTCGCCTGCGAGCTGACCGAATGCGAGCTCCTGTGTCTCTTCGTTGTCCATTGCATCAACTGTGAACATTCTGCCGCGCTCATAGTTGAATGTCTTGGTCTCATAAGCGAATGTAACATCACCGTCAACATAGCCGCCACTTCTGCTGTAATCAGCAAGGCCGTCCATGCTCATCTTGGGCACGAGTATCTCGTGTGCGTTTGCGCCGAGCCTTACGAGGGTATTATCGCCTTCGAGCACGGCAGTCTTGGAGTTTTCCTTGTATACTCTGTCAAGGATATCACTGTACTTCTTTGCAAGTGCTATAGAATTAGACATTGTATGACCTCCTTAGTCTATATTTCTTACTCCGAACGAGCGCAGCAGCTTCTTGTCGCTGATGCTCGTTTCCTTATCCTCCGCCTTCACGCCCGTTTTCACGGGAGCGGTCTTCTTCAGCAGATCGGGATACTTGTCCGTAACAAGCTTGATAGCCGCGTCAAAGTCGTGCTCTTCATCAACATATCTTGTCGCCAGTGCGATGACGTCCTCAACGCTCTCCTCGCGTATACCCGCTTTATAGCAGGCATTGACACGCTTGAGTGCGGCATTCTCCGCATTCATGGTCTCGAGTGACTGCGCTGTCTTCTTTGCTTCACGACCGAGCCTCTGCTTGATGAGCTCATCGACCTCGGCCTGAGTGAACGTGCGTTCCTTCGGCTCTTTCTGCTTTTCGGGCTTTTCTCCGCTCTCCCCGGTCTTTTTTCCTTCGTTTGCGGTGGTCTCGGCTTCCTTAGGCTTCTCATTCTCGTTGCTATCAGCAACAGCCTCCGCCGTTTCCGTGCCCTTTACATCCTTGTCTGCTTCGGCAGGAGCGTTCTCCTGCATTGTCTTCTCGTTTTCTTCCATATCCGGATACCTCCGTATTGTAACCGTGTGATTGAGCTGCACGTCAGCTATTATGGTTATTATAACACATCAATTTACTGACATTCAATGACATCTTTTTCGGGTTTCTGCTTTTTACCCCTCTGTTTTCAACGAGAATGCCCCGTATTTGCTTCTGAGGGTCAGGACAGTATAATTTGCCGCCCTGTTTTTGAATGCGCCTATGCCCCCGTATCGTTGCGTATATGGTTATTGCACTTTTTGCACATACCATGGGAAGCATATCTGTTCACATATAAACGTCTGCTTCTTATGGTTACAAAACAGCCGTTCCGTTGTCGCTGTGGATGTTACTGCGCTAAAACATCCCTGCCGCTTTGTGTTGTCTATCTCACAAAAGCTGTCGGGCATACCGTACTCGCTGATATACACATCATACGGCCTTGACAGTGCCCATTCATAGAAGCGCTCATGGTCAAACCCGCCCTCATTGTATCCTTTC